AGTTGCTCCAAGATATTTAATAACAGGTTCTTCTAAAAAAAGATTAATACGTGTCGCCAAACTCTGAAAATCTCTTGCTAAAGACTTTGATAAATCTATACTTCCAAATTTTCCTGTTTTTGCCTTAGCAGTAACACGTCCATAAGTACCTGCAAATTGTCTATAGCCCTTGATTCCGTCAATGAAAGCAGTCGAGTCTTTTTTAACTGCGGATACTTGACCATTTACAATTACTTTTGATTGCAATTGCAACCTAAAAGACGCAAACGAAAAAGGAGCCATTATTGAATCACTCTATATAAATCTAATATACGACGAATATGTGGTGGGAAATTACTAGATAGTGAATAGTTCTCTCCTCTCTCACCTTCAAAAGAAAATCCTTTTTTCTCTTGATCTTGTTTATAAACTATTTTAATCATATCAAGAGTTGCCATTTGAAGATCTTGAGGGATATCGCTGGACTCATATCCCGCGCGATAATCTATTTTGACCCCGGAAGGAAATGGTTGAAATGAGGGAGGTCCTGATAAAGTAAGAGCAGGATAAGAATTTCGAATAGTTGGGTACACACCTCTTACTCCTACAGCACCTACGTCACGAGTTACTTCTCCCATGTCACGGCTAAAGTTATACTCATTAGTTTCTGCATGAACATCTTTAGTTACAGTATCTCCGCTCTTACCGTCAAAGTGTACCAACATAACAGTATCATCATCTGGTCTAAATCTATTTGTAGGAGGCGTAAAATTAGCTGTGTATCTTGCCTTATCAGATACACGAAGTTCGTCAATATATCCTTTGAATGTCGTACCTATTTCAACATTAGATGTAAAAGTATGATTTGATACTGCGTAAACGTTTGAAGCGTCAGAAATTACATTACCATTGTAGAATAAATGTAACTTTTCGTCGTCTAACTTACGGGAAACAGCCACATGCGCCCATCTGCGTTTAGCAAATTGTTGTGATTCTATTAAAACGTTAGGAGCTGTCACAACATTTGCAGCTCCAGAAATATTTGATTCAAATGCTAAACAATTTGCATTTGATAATCGTAACTGCATATAATTTGAGGAGTCTGTGTTAATTGAAAATATCACGTTATCTTGTATAGTCTCTTCATCAACTCGAATAAACATCTCAATGGTAAAATCACCCTCTTCAAATTTTAATTGTTCAGGTACTGTAGCGGAAGATATAAAGTCATCGATATTAAGCTCCAATGAGGATTTACCAAACTTTTTAATTCTAGAATTAATATGTGCGTCATTTTTAAATGAAAGGGGTAGATCGTTTGTGCTAGTAGTTACAGGTGTGCCGATAGTAGTTGGGTCTGCTAGTACTACATGATCAACTCCATTAAACTCGGTAACTTGATAAACATTATTAAGAGGTATACGTGACAACATAACAGATGTTTTGCCACCATCAAAAACTTCTACATAATCATTAGCTAAGATAGCATGACCAATATAGTGTTCAACTACCCCTGTAGCATAGCTGATGATATTAGATAATCTAGCATCTTGAGTACTAGACGAGATACTGAGATAATCTTTAACTTGGGCTAAATTAACATAAGGGTATTTCCCTAGTCCTTCTTCAAAACGATCTACCATTTTTTATTTCCTTACATGCCTGATTTAGAAGCCGTCTTAACAGCTACTTTAACAGGTTTTGCTTCAACTTTTTTTACAGACTTCGGTGCCGGTGCTGCAACGACTGGTGCAGGTGGTGGTCCGGGGTTAGCGCACATGTCTTCACCTGCCATAATACCATCAATTTCTCCAACGCCATATCCGTGCTTTTGTAACCAACGGCGAGCTTCCGCGTCTGACATTCCTTTAATTTCTTCCATTTCTTTCTCCTTAAAAACTTAAGGGAGGCGTTGACCGCCTCCCCCAGTGTAGTTCAGTGATTTATAACTAATTAGCTATTAACCAGCATCAATCACACAAGCGTATGCATACTTGGTTGCGTCAAGTGCAGCAGCGCTGTTAGTTGTGAGGGCTTTAAAGTCAAAACGTGTACTCATGTACATTGCTGTGACCTGCTGGCGTGGCTCATACTCGCTCTCAATCTCAATACCACGACGTTCTGCAATCATGAAGCCTGGCTTGTAGACTAGTGCGCCAAGATGACGACCTGTTCCACCAACGTTGTCCATGAACTCAGAGATAGCAATTGGAATACCGTAAACGGCGCCAACTGAACCTGTGAGGTAAGTTGCATTTGGACCAAACTTGTCAACAGTCTGGAAATCAGAAGTTGTTACAAGATTGTTATAGCCTTCGATTGAGGTAATAAACACGAGGTCGTTACCAAGCTGTAAGCCATACTTACCAAGCACTGTACGAGCACCTGCGATATCTGTTGGATCAGCCTTATCGTTTGCTCCACCTGTTGCAACAGAAAGTGATGCGTCAGATGCGAGGTTTGTGATACCTTCGATAACAGATGCGTAACCTGTACCTGCGGTAATAGCGTTAGTTGGAGAAGCTGTAAAGCCTGTCAACGCGCCTGTACCACGTAGGATTGACTTATCGATGGCACGTGCCAAACGACGAGTTGCTGCAGCGCGCAAGAAGTCGAGGAGTGGAAGAACTGTATCTTCTTCTTCGTCTTTTGCGAGGTGAGTTGATGCCATAAATTTATGTGGTGTAAACTCAACTGCGCTGATGGTGTTCTGGTTTGACGCAGGAACACGAGTTGCTTCTGCAATACCAGTTGCGAATGTGCCAGAAGCAAACATTGCAACATCACCGTCAGTATCTTCGTCAGCTACTGGTACGCGGAAAGTCTTAGCATCCACTGCCATACGCTGGAACATAGGTGCAACTACAAGCTGCTGCTCCATCTCGGTATAGATGTTCTGTGAGAAGTTGCTCAAGAACTGGTCTACAGATGTGACTGCTTTAACTTTTTGACCTAGTTTTGTGTCAAATGGGTCACGACGATTCAGCAACTTTGAAAGAATAACAGCGTTAGCCATTTCTTTTTCAGAGAACTGAACTGCATTGCGTGACTGCTCTTGGAATTGCATCTTTGAGCGTTGAAGAGATGCGACCTCTTCTTTATATTTTTCCATCTGAGCTTTAAGTTCTGCGACTTGCTCAGATTCGCGAGGTGTGTAAGCAATTTCTGCTTCGCCCTTCACGAGAGTTTGTTGGTCTTGTGCGTCTGACTCTTTTACGATAGCTTCACCGGTAGCTTTAACCAGCTCTGCAACTTGAGGCTCAGACACTTGAGCACGTGGTGCTTCTTTTTGTGTCTCGATTGCTACTTCTTTTTTAGCAGCTTCGAGATCAATTGTATCTACGACTTGATCAGCCATGTTGTCTTTCTCCTTTGTAGAAATGTTGTGAAGCTCTTCAGTCAGACTTTCGTTAGAATCTTCTTCTTCACTTGTTTGAGTTTTCTCGACTTGTGAAAGTTCATCTGCGTTCACATTAAGAACATTATCACAGTCATTTCCGTCAGCGTCAATCTGTAAAAACTTAAAGATTGGGCTTTGCTCAGTTGCGATAGTAGCAACCTTATACATTTTATTGTGGAAATTTACTAAATCTCCATTTTGAAGTTTGCTTGCGTCTGTAGAAAGCAAGTTAACAAACGGGATAGATTCATTAGGATCACGTGCTACAAACACTTCCTCTTCATCATCCTTTTCCATTTCGTCTTCAATAGCTTCCTCGGCTTCGGCTTTGACTTCAACATCATCAGTTTCAGTTTTCTCTTCGACTGAGTTATCATCATCTTTATTTTCAATGACTTCTTCAGTCTCAGTTTTCACTTCAACCTCCATTTCAGCTACTTCTTCGATGACTTCTTCAGTCTTCTCTTCAACAGCTTCCTCAGATTTTGAGTTACTCATTGCTTCCTCCTCGGTTGGAGACATTGGACGCTCGTTTACAACCTCGCCCTCCTCCATATTATGAATTGGAACTCCCATCATTGTAATGTCGTGTATATGGCCTTCGGCCTCTAATACGACACCTCCAATAATCTTGTGAGCGTGGTTAGCCATATGCGATGCGTATGTGGTTACACCATTGCCAGCATCATCCATTTCTACGGTATGATAATGACCTTCGCTCACGTCAGTAATTCCAGCTTTAATTTTACGCATCATCTTGATTTCTTGATCGTCAGCCTCTTTAAGAGACTTTTTAAACTCATTAAATTCATCATCTGAATCAAATGATTTACGAATTGAAAATAGTGAATCTTGGTTACAAGGCACGGATACAACAGAAATTTCAAGAAGTTCAACATCAGTAATCATCATTGAATCATCTTCTCTATTATATTTCCCATCCTTGACACGAAAACCTACACTAAAACTCTTCAAAGCACCGTCTCGGATCAGGGTTTGTACACCATGAGTCTTTTCTGCTGCTTCGCTAACTGCACCTTCAACAAAGATACCTTTTTTATCGACTGTAATTTTATCAATACGACCGATAGGACAATCATGCTTATGTTGGAATAACATAACAGGATTTTTTCTAAAGTTCTCAACGCCCTTTGCCCAGGCCTCAGCAGTAACAATATCTCCAGCACGATCTTTTGCTGTTGTATTTGCATAACCTGCAATCTTGAGAGCTTTAGTTCCTTTTTTTACGCTCTTTGTTTCGAAAGCACTATTTAGATAAAATGTCTTATTCATCAGTTACTTCCTCGTTTTCTGATTCCCCTTCAGGGGGTCTTCCACCTTGAGTAGCATCAGTTGCACTACCTGTGATGTTTTGTGGTACTCTTATACTATCATTTCCTTCCAATTTTGGAAATCTTAATCCTTCACGAGCTTCATTTGGGGTTATAATTCCAGTGTTTACCAGAGTTGAGTAGTAAACTGCCTGTGTTCTGTTATC